TAAAGTAGTTCTTTTCGATGATATTGATGCATCTAGTCCAGAGGCATCAGATTCAATCAATCCTTTTCATAAAATGATTGATTATGTTAATAACATTGAGAAAACTGCTTTAAACCCTAATGTAGATATGAAAGGCAAAGTTTATATGCGACCTGATTTGGTTATTTTAACTACAAATAGGAAGTGTGATGGTGTAGGTTCCCTTGGGGCTGGATTTGTCCGTTCCAAAGGAGCTCTTGCCAGAAGAACTAATTATGCTATTCATTTACATACGGGATTTTATAGATGTTCAATAAAAACTTGTCATTCACTTACTACTGAACTTGCTGATACTTATGGTGATCAGGTAGAGTATAGACCTCTTTCTCGCTATCAAAATATTGATCGTGAGGTTATGTATGATTTTATTTCAGATGAATTTATGAAACATCATAAGGAACAAGAAGAATTTATTGCTTCTATGAATATGAATTTTGATAATTTGAATAAAAATCTTAAATTAGAGGTTGTTGCTGAAGACGAAGTTTTAGATTCTCAGGCTGGATTATCTAATCTTTTATCAGATGAAAGAGTTTTACAAGGACCATCCATTGAAGCTAAAAAGAAATACTACGCTGAACGCGTAGATTGGGATTTCTTTATTGCCCACATTAATAATTATAGTGGATATGGTCTCCGATATGTATTAGCTCCAGATGGTCGTGTATTACCTGGATGTAGGCAAAGCAACGAACTATCATATACACTCGAATTTTATGTACAGGTTCTTAATGAGTACATTTTAAGTGAACTCAATTTAGAATGTGTATTTAATAGTGAGCATTATGATTGGAGATTTATTAAATTGGAAACTCCTTCAAATGATAATTTATCTGAATCAGAACCAGATAAAGTTTCATCTGATAAAGATAATTCTGAATCTATTAATTCTAATTTTGATCCTTCTGAAGAGGTTCAAATTGATACTGCATTGACTTGTTTTAACAAAGTTAATCAACATCCAATTAGGATATTGAAACATGCAGTTCATGGACTTTTTGAGATAGATCTTGTAGTAGAATTTGAAGAAATCGTGTTCGTTGTTGAATGTAAGCGCTCGTATTTGGGCGCTCATTCTTCAAGACAAGCGAATATTAAGCAAGTCAAACGTTCATCTGCTTTAGTACATTACTATTGTAAGAAAAGAGTGTTTGGTTTAATTTATGATTTCTTTGGATTCAGATTGGTTTGTGACTTTGGTTGTACAGGGCAAGAGATGGTACCTTTTGTTGGATTTTTCCAGCGAGTTTTATGGGCTCAACATATTTGCGATATACCTTACAAAGTAAAACGTACAAAATCTTTATTAAACAGTATACATAAA